TCATAGGCAAATGTATGATGGGGTCTACCTCAAATGCGTTAGACAAGGGTGGGGAAAACTTTAAGAAGTTATACAACGATTCCGACGTAACAAAAAGAAATAATAACGGACAAACCAGATCCGGCTTGTACAGTTTATTTATACCAATGGAATGGAACTATGAAGGTTTCATTGATCAACATGGGCAACCTGTATTTGACACACCAGAAGATGATACCATATTAGATCCTTTCGGAGACACTATTGATACTGGTGTTGTAGATTACTGGGAAAACGAAGTTGACGGTCTTAAAGGTGATCAAGACGCTTTGAACGAATACTACAGGCAGTTTCCGCGTACAACAGAGCACGCGTTTAGAGATGAAACTAAAAATAGTATATTTAATCTAGCAAAAATCTACGAACAGATTGATTATAACGACGACTTGCGTAATACTAATGTTATAACCACCGGCAATTTTCAGTGGGAATCAGGAGTAAAGGACACCAAAGTGGTGTTTATACCAAGTCCTCAAGGGCGTTTTAAAGTATCCTGGATACCTAACGCGGATGTACAAAACAGATCAACTATCAAAAATGGTGTAAAACACCCAGGCAACGAGCACATGGGTGCTTTTGGTTGTGATAGCTACGACATTTCAGGTACTACTGATGGCAAAGGCTCCAAAGGCGCACTGCATGGACTGACTAAGTTCAGCATGGAAGATGCACCACCTAGCACATTCTTTTTAGAATACGTAGCTAGGCCTCAAACTGCTGAGATATTTTTCGAAGACGTACTCATGGCGTGCGTCTTTTACGGAATGCCAATACTTGCCGAGAATAACAAGCCGCGACTGTTATACTACTTTAAACGTAGAGGATACAGAGGTTATTCGATGAACAGACCTGACAGATTATGGAACAAGCTTTCCGTAACTGAAAAAGAGATAGGCGGAATACCTAACTCCAGTGAAGATATTAAGCAAGCTCACGCTGCGGCTATCGAAATGTACATAGACAAGTATATAGGCTTAAAACAAGATGGCACATACGGAAGTATGTATTTTAATGACACGCTTAGTGATTGGTCTAAATTTGATATTAATAACAGAACTAAATTTGATGCTGCTATCAGCTCTGGTTTAGCTATCATGGCTTGCCACAAAGATATGTATAGACCAAATGCTACATTACAAAGACCTAAATTAAATCTCAACATTGCAAAATACAAGCAAGATGGAGAAATATCGAAAATAATAAAATAACAATATGGCTGAATCAGTTGTAAATAGTTTTTTCCCGAGCCAGGTTGCTAGTGACCAAGAGAAGATGTCAGAAGCATATGGCATTCGAGTTGGTCGCGCTATTCAAAATGAATGGTTTGATGGTAGCCAAGGAAGCGTTAGATTCACAAGTAATCAAGACAGCTACCATGCTTTGCGACTATACGCGAGGGGTGAGCAACCGGTTCAGAAATATAAAGATGAAATGTCTATTAACGGCGATTTGTCTTATCTTAATTTAGATTGGAAGCCTGTACCTATACTATCTAAATTTGTAGATATTGTAGTAAACGGTATTGCGGATAGATCATTTGACGTACGAGCATACTCACAAGATCCATACGGTGTTGAAAAGCGAACGGCATATATGGATTCTATCATACGTGACATGCAGTCACAAGAGCTGAATGACTACGCGGCTGAAGCATTTGGCGTTAATCTTTATGAAAACGATCCCTTAACTTTACCCGGCTCTAAAGAAGAGCTTGAGTTGCATATGCAGCTTAGTTATAAGCAAGGAATTGAAATTGCAGAGGAAGTTGCTATCAATACTTTATTTGACGGCAATAAGTTCGATTTAACAAAAAGGAGAGTATATTACGATCTTACGACTATTGGATTAGGTGCTATTAAAAATACTTTTTCTGAAGCAGAAGGAGTATTAGTAGAGTATGTTGACCCGGTTAACTTGGTATATTCATATACTGAATCACCATATTTTGAGGATATATACTACGTGGGTGAGGTTAAAAGCATACCGCTTAATGAATTAAAAAAGCAATACCCACAGCTTACGCAATCAGACCTAGACAAAATAAAGTCAGAAGGTTCTTACAACGTTACCAGCTCTTCAAATCAATTCGGTAACAACCAACGTACTTACGATGGTAATACCGTGCAAGTGCTTTACTTTAATTATAAGACCTACATGAATGAGGTTTATAAGGTTAAAGAAACACTATCAGGCGGAGAGAAAGTTTTACTAAGAGACGACCAATTTAATCCACCAGAAGACTCTGAAGGTTTTGCTAAAGCATCACGTTCACTAGAAGTACTTTATGAAGGTGCGATGATATTAGGTACAAGTACATTGTTAGAATGGGGCATGGCTAAAAACATGATGCGTTCTAAAAGCGATTACAATAAAGTAAAAATGAATTACAGTATTGTAGCGCCTAGAATGTATAAGGGTCGCATAGAATCGATCGTAAGCCGTTGTACTGGCTTTGCTGATATGGTACAGCTTACACATTTAAAAATGCAACAGGTGTTATCTAAGATGATGCCTGATGGTGTTTATATGGATGCTGATGGACTTGCGGAAATTGATTTGGGTAACGGTACAAACTATAATCCGCAGGAAGCTCTGAATATGTTCTTCCAAACAGGTTCTGTTATTGGTAGATCATTTACACAAGAAGGTGATATGAATCCAGGCAAAGTGCCTATTCAACCTTTACAAACAGGAGCGGGCGGTCAAAAGCTGCAGACATTAATCCAAACGTACAACTACTATCTACAAATGATACGTGATGTAACGGGGTTAAATGAAGCACGTGATGGTTCATCGCCAGATGCAAGAGCATTAGTTGGTGTACAGAAGCTTGCAGCAGCAAATTCAAATACAGCGACAAGACACATACTAGATGCTGGTTTATTCCTTACGGCTGATATAGCTGAATCCTTATCATTGAGAATATCAGATATATTGGAGTACAGCCCAGCTAGAGAAGCGTTTATACAAAAGATCGGTGGATTTAATGTAGCTACGCTAGAAGAGCTTAATGAATTGTATTTATATGACTTTGGAATCTTTATCGAGCTAACGCCTGATGACGAAGAGAAAGGGATGCTTGAAAACAATATACAGACAGCATTGTCAGCGGGTCTAATCGACTTGTCCGATGCTATTGATATTAGAGAGGTCAAAAACCTTAAGCTTGCTAATCAATTATTAAAACTGCGTAGAAAACAGAAGCAAGAGCGTGATCAGCGAATGCAGCAAGAAAACATACAAGCTCAAGCACAAGCAAATGCACAAGCTCAACAAGCTGTTGCACAAACCGAAATGCAAAAAGAGCAAGTAAGTATGCAGTCTAAAATGCAACTTGAACAAATGAAAGCTCAATTAGATGCTCAAAAAATGCAAGCTGAAGTTGCTGCTAAGAAAGAATTGATGGCGTTAGAGTTTCAATACAACATGCAGATTAAAGGCATTGAGGTAGATGGCCAACAATCTAAAGAGACACAAAAAGAAGATCGCAAAGACGACAGAACAAAACTACAAGCTACACAACAAAGCGAGCTTATAGATCAAAGAAAAAATGATTCACCACCTAAGAACTTCGAATCCTCTGGAAACGATATACTTGGCGGCGGGTTTGGCTTAGGTACCTTTGAACCTAGGTAATTATAGTAATAATAATTTTATAATATCTTATCATGAGTGAACAAAACGAACCGGTAGTAGGTGTCGATGAAGACGGTACTATCAAACTAGACCTAAGGCCTAACGCAACGCAGGAACCAATTGCTGAGGAAGCGCCTGTGCAAGAAGAACCTGCAATTGTAGAAGAAGCTCCAGTAGAAGACGTTGCGGAAGAGCAGCCTGTTCAAGAAGCAGAACCCGCACAAGAGGTAGCAACAGGATCAATGCTGCAGGAAATTATAGACGAAGAAATTGAAGTTGAAGCTGAAAAGCTACAAGGCGATTTAACTGAGGCTATTGTTGAGTCTCTTAACGAAGGTGTTGATTTACCAGATAACATTCAAAAAGTTGTTGACTTTATGGATGAAACAGGCGGAACATTAGAAGACTATGTTAAGTTAAACACAGACTATTCGTCGTTAAACGAAGATCAATTACTTCGTGAATATTACGAAACAAAATATAAAGCTTACGATAGAGAAGATATTGATTTCTTATTGAATGATAAATTTTCCTATGACGAAGAGCTTGATGATGAGCGCGAAGTACGTTTAAAGAAATTAGAACGTAAGCAAGCGATATCAGAAGCTAAAAATCATTTAGACGGTCTTAAGTCTAAATATTACGATGAAATTAAGGCTGGCTCTAGGTTAAACCCTGAACAGCAAAAAGCGGTGGAATTTTTCGGTCGCTATACAAAAGAGAGTGAAGAATCTGCTAAAATTGCAGAACAACAAACCAGTAGGTTTAAACGCGAAAGCGCGAAAGTGTTCAATGAAAGTTTTCAAGGGTTTGATTACGAAGTTGGAGACAAGAAGTATCGCTTCAAGGTTAACGACACTGGCAAGGTTAAGGAAACTCAAGGCGACATTAACAACTTTATCAAGAAGTTCTTGAACGAAAAAGGAGAAATGTCAGATGCCAAGGGCTACCATAAATCGCTGTTCACCGCAATGAATGCTGACAAAGTAGCACAACACTTTTATGAGCAAGGTAAAGCCGACGCTGTAAAAGATAGTATGGCCCGTACAAAAAACGTTAACATGAATCCGAGAGGGGTTCACGAAGAGGTAACGACTTCTAATGGATGGAAAGTACGTGCGATTGACAGCGGAACTAGTACTTCTAAACTCAAGGTTAAGTTTAAAAAATAATAATCCATAAAAACATAAAATTATGGCTTTTGCAACTCTGCCGACCACGTTGGCAAATTTAAATCACCTAACTCCGCGTCCTGTTAAGGGCTTGTTTGGTGACAATTACATTCCCGTCGATAAGATGGATTTTACACAACAATTCCTTCCTGAGGTCTACGAAAAAGAAGTAGAGCGTTACGGAAACAGAACTATCGGCGGTTTCTTGCGCATGGTAGGTGCTGAGATGCCTATGGCTTCTGATCAAGTAGTTTGGTCTGAACAAGGTCGTCTGCACATCGCGTATGATGATGTTAAGCTTGCTACAACAAGCACATTA